CTCCGTAAACTCATCGTCTGGAAGATTCCACGCATACAACCAAGCAATGTTACTGGCAAAAAGTAGGATTGTAACTATCACCAACAGTATAAAATATCGCCTGCATTGCAATTTTAGTTCGTGTAAAATCTCTGTTGCTAAACCTTCCATCACTTAACTCCTATCGAAGCCCATGTTTTAGGGCCTATAATACCATCTGCTTTCAATCCATGCACTATCTGCCACTGCTTAACGGCTTCTTCTGTGTTAGGTCCAAATATTCCATCTTCTAACCCACAAGCATATCCGTTAAGATTAAGAAACTTCTGCCAGTGCAGTACATAAGCGTTCCTATCACCTTTGTGAAGTGTAGGTGTACTATTTATTGTACTCGATGGTACTTCCGGTGTATATATACCACTACCAGCCGCTTCTGCATCCCAAAGATATAACTTGTACTTCTCAATGGTATTTATCAAAGTCTGTGCATATGTGGGTGATGTAGCATACCCATCATTTTGAACATTGATACAAGCCTCTCTATAACTCTTACAGTTACGCAGGTTTTTGTATCTTGCAAGTCTGTTAAACAAGCCAGAGTGGTCTGCTATTGACTCTGCCCAACTCGGATACTTTCTAAAATCTGCAAGAACTTTGGTCTTAACCCCATTGTAATACTCTGTTGTCCAAAACTTCTTCGACTGGCCATTGTACTGACCTTTTATGCCGAACAGATTATTACATTGTACTGTGAGTCCACTGTTACCCTTGTTGCTCTCTATAAAAGCCTGTGCGGCAGTAAGAGAAGCAAGAATACCAGTTTTTCTCATATCATTGATAACGTACGGTTTCAGTTTTGCAAAAAATGAAGCGTCTGTATATGCCATAGTCTATCCCTTTACTGCCTGTACTGCACCTTCGATTATAGCGTTAATTTCTGCTACATCTAAATCAAGTCCAAGTTCGTGGGCTTTCTTCGCTACAAGTTCGACTGCATAATCCTTCTTCTTCAACCATTCTTCCTGTGTATAAATCTTCTCGGCTGAACGTACAACAATTTCAGCAAATTCCACTACTGTTGCGTACTTATCTTCACCAACTTTATTCTTCAACCAAGGAATAACGAATGCGGTAATAAGAATAAGGACAACTGATATAATTGCTTTTGTCAATTCTGTAATCAATTCAGGACTCATAATGGTCTACCTCCTTTTTGATACATTATACAACGTATTATAAGGTTTGTAAACCACTAATCATGGATTTAATTATTTCACGTTCACTTGGCATATCTGTGCTTATATAAAGAGTGTGTATAAACTCTGATATTTCTTTGCATACCGCTTTTATTTGCTTCTCTATTGCCTGCTCTGATATTTCTCCCAACTGATACTTACGCTTCATCACTATATATTTGACGTATTGTGGTAATATGTCATCGTACTCATCTTCTGCATTATTCATATGCTCTTTGACTATATAGAGGTGTGCCAATCTCTCACAATTTTCAAATGTTGTGCTATCATCTTTTAGTTCCTGTATTGTTCTGTTGATGTCTTGTATATTCATAATTCGCCTCAAAAGAGGGCGTGTCAATGCACGCCCTCAATCTTCATTATTTGATTTTGTTGATGCAGTCCATGATAGCCTGACGTTCATGTTCTGACATTGTGTCATCCATAAGAGTTTCTAACTTTTGTACCATCTTTTTCTTTGAGGCGTCCCTACTGTACCCGTAACTGTTTTCGTAGGATTGTCCTCTATTCTGACTATTACGAAAGTTATCCCTGCTTTCATTATAACGACCATCACCATCGCCATCACGACCACGGCGAGCATTGCTCGTACCATCGTTTGACATTCCGTCATTCGACATACCATCGTAAGACCATTCAGGCATCATTCTGTTGCTCATTCCGTCATAACTTCTACCGTCATAACTTCTGTTATCGTAACTACGGCGATAAGCATTGGACATACCATTGCTCATACCACCTTCTTCTGCCTTCATGTAGTCTATACATTTGTCGGTGTTTTTAATTGCAGCCATCAATTTGTAAAGATTATCTAATGACTGGACATCGAGGTCACCTTTCTTCTCAATGTCTTTAACCTCTCGTTCAAGCATATCCCGGAGGTTTTCATACATCTGTATCTTGTGCATATCCGTTCTCCTTTCTATGCTATTCTCGATATGGTCAGATTTGCGTTCTGCACATTGATAACCGGTGCAGGTGTTACTGTCGGGTCAGTTGTAGCCGGTACGGCATCTACTGAAAGTGAGAAGCAACATCCTCTTGGTACTTTTATTATCGCAGTACTGGTAACATTACCATATTCATCTGCGGCAGCAGGCGTATAAATAGCCCGGCTTGTAAGACGAGGTTCACCATTAACTGTAATAGCAATGGCTATGGGAGCAACAGTACCACCTTCAGGTACTGCAATATTCCCATTAAATGTTACCTGATAAGTTGCGAAGCACTGGTTGGTTACCCCACGCAGAATAAAAACTCCAGTTTCGTCCTCATGATATATATAACCACGAGTACAAGGAATAGAAGCACTAAAGATTACAGGTCCGTTGAGAGCAACTTCCTGTATTGCATTTGCTAAATATTCTGCTGCCATGATAACCTCCTTATGCTACACCGCAACCACATCCACCATTGTTGCAAGTGAATATAGGTGTTCTGCCATAAACCGGTGTTGAAGGAACAGGACAGTTAGAAAGTCTGTTATACAACTGGTCAACCTCGTTAGAGAATCCCTGCTGAATAAATGCGTTCTGTGCCGTCTGTGACTCACGAAGCGTTGCCATATTGAGAGCGTTCTGGAGTTCAAGAATTTTCTCATTCTTGGCATCAATCTTGTCATTACACATCTGGTCAAGTATCTTCTGTGTATTAGCACTCTGATTAGTGAGTATAGCCTGTACACCTTCATTGATTGTCTGTCTGTCGGCACAGTTTTCACTAATGATAGTAGAATTAAGGTTTGCAGTAGCAAGCCTATTTTCGCAACAACAATTCTGTAAAGCACTCTGCAGGCTAAACATCTGTTGCATATCTGCCATCTGTCTTGTGTTTGCACCCTGTTCAACGCCAGAGAATCCATTAGCAAGAGCCATCTGAATATCACTTCCAGTGTTGCATAACTGTGTTGAAAGAGAATGGATACCATCTCTTATGCTCGTTACATTATCGTTGAGCATCTGGTTCTGGAATCCGTTTGATGTAAGATTAGCCTGGTTCATCCAAGGATAGATGTCATTACCGTAGCCACCAAAGCCACCGTTTCCCCATCCATTGTTGCCCCATCCGAGAAGAAGAAGCAGAATTATCCATGCCCAATCTCCACCGAAGCCATTACCAAAACCATTTCCACCTGCATACGCAGGCGCTACCGGCATATACATGCCTGTGTTACCTTCTGATAACATTTTCTTTTTCCTCCTTGTGAAGTATTGTTTATATCAAAGTCCCGTACGCTGACTCTAATATCATCTACCGAACATCTTCTTAAACATAGGATTGTTTGCCATTTGCATAGCATTATTAACTTGTGTCTGTGTTACCTGACCAGAATTAAGTAGGTGCTGAATAATATCATTAGGATTATTGATATTCTGCGGAATATTAAACTTACGTGACAACATCTGAATTGGATTCTGTTGCATTTGATTATATAAGTCCATTATGTTCTGCATATTATCTACCATATCAATCGTCACCGTCTTTCTTTCGTCTTGTCGAAGTTGTGGGTTGTTCCATATTCTTCTTAATGGCATTTAACTCACCCCTTAACTCATCTAATTCACAATTTAACTCGCCTATCTTTTCTCTTAACTCATTTATTGAGTTAGAACTTTCGGGTATTTCTTCTACATCCTCTTTCACCAATTTATACTTCTCAAAAGAAGGGCGGTCTAACTGTGAAAATCCCATAGTCTTTGTATAGACATAAGGCGCATTTTCATTCTTAAATGTTACTGAATTACCAGGTGCAACTGGATAATTTCTTGCAACTTCTTCACTTGGTACTGAAATAAATCCGTTGTTCTGAATTTGAGGTTGTGTTGGCGCAACATTCATCTGTGGTTGATTTTGCATAGGATAATACTGTTGCGGATAAGGGTTATAATAGTTTGGCATTTCTTATTCCTCCTTTTTCCAATAGTAAATTGGTACTTCATCACCACTATCCCAAGTATCATAATAATTGCCATCTTTTACTGCGATAACGTGAGTGCCAGTAGCAAGTATATATGTACCTGTTGGATAATCTTCTATAAAATCTTT